CAGCGTGACATCAAGCAGGCCTCAATCTGCGAATGCGACGCCTGCCGGCTGATCCCGACGCTCGATCTCAAGTTCATCGCCCACTACGGACAGATCGCTAAGCCGGCGAGGGCCGCAAACGTAAGCCTTTGACGCCGCCCGCCTTTCCCCGCAAAGCCAAAAATGTCCTGTGAAACCAATGGCAGAAGGTTGCCTTGAGCGGCAGCGCATGACATCTTGACGGCAGCTCGTGGCACTTTACGACGCTGACAGGTCACTGACCGAGGGGGGCTGCGCATGCCGCATGAACTATCCGGAAAGCCGCTCCGACTCGACAATCAATTCGTCAGCAATGTCGCGCCGCCGGCCGCGGGCTCGGTCACCTACTGGGACCATGACCCGCGTGTCGGCGGCTTCGGCGTGCGGGTCAACGCCGGCGGGGTCCGAAGCTTCTTCTTGAACTACAGGATCGACGGCCGCGAGCGTCGCTACACCATCGGCCCGTTCCCGCGCTGGTCCGTCAGTGCGGCGCGTGAGCGTGCCAAGGAGCTCCGCGTTCTGATCGATAAGGGCCAGGACCCGGCCGGCGACAAGCGCGCGCGGCGCGAGGCTCCAACCATCCGCGACTTGATCGAGCGCTACATCACGGGTCACCTGCCGAAAAAGACTGGCGCCCGCCTCAAGCACATCAACGATGAGAAGCGGATGCTCGCCGAGATCGGCCGGCATCTCGGCATGACGACGAAGGTTGCCGACATCCATCACGGCGACATCGAGCAGATGCACCGGAAGATGAGTGAGCGAATCGGCGCGCGGGGCACACCGACGCCGGTGCGGGCAAATCGGATTCTCGCGATCTGCTCGACAATGTTCGTCATGGCACTGCGGCCACGAGCCGGCGAGACCTTCGCCTGGCGCAGCGCCGCGCTCGGCAATCCCTGTAGGGGGATCGAGCGCAACCACGAGGAGGGCCGCGAGAGGTTCTTCTCTCAAGCCGAGCTTGCGGCGATTAGCGACGCCCTGAACGGCTATAGCGGCAATGCCCCCGACTGCGTTCGCCTCGTCATGTTGACCGGCAGCAGACCGAGCGAGGCGATGAAGGCGCAATGGTCGGAGTTCGACGCCGAGCCCGGCTACTGGGTCAAGCCTTCCAGCCACACCAAGCAGCGCAAGGTGCATCGACTGCCGTTGAGCCCGCCGGCGATCGAGCTCATCGAGCGGCTGCGCGCGCAGCGTGCGGGCTCATCATGGCTGTTCCCCGGACGGGGCGACGAGCCGCTGACGACGCTCGAATTCGTCTGGCGGCATGTTCGCCGTCGCACCGGCCTCGGTGCGGACGCGAGGCTCTACGATCTGCGACACAGCTTTGCCTCGATCGGCGCCGGCGGCGGCTTGAGCCTTCCCGTTATCGGCCGGCTGCTCGGTCACAGCCAGGCGCGCACGACGGCACGATACGCACACCTTGCCGACGATCCGCTGCGCGAGGCCGCCGACAGGATCGGTGCCGTTATCACCGGAGCGGGGAAGTCGGGCGATGTCGTCAACATCAAGCGGCGATCAACATGAAACGCGAATTCGGGGAATATTGGCTGACGTTTCACGAAGCGGTCGAAATAATTACGTCTCAGTGCCGCGTCAGCACCGGCAAAGCTGAGGCCATGGTGAGAGAGGCGCTTGCATCGGGTGAGATACGATACAAACCGACGGACGGCCCGTTCCTATTTGATGGTCCGAGCCTTCGCATCCAGGGCGATGACGACCGACAATCTGACCATCCGAATTTAGACCTTCTGTTGGAGGAGAACAGAAAGTCCTGGTTCAGCACCGAGGATTTTTCTTGTTGGCTCAATCGTAAAATGCCGTCAGGAAAATCGGCGCAGATCGTAGTGCGGGCCGAAGATGATCAAACAAAAATCAAAGATCAGGATCAGGGGAAACGGGGACGCGCTAAAGCAGCAATTGAAGCCTTGTGGCCAGATGGAGTACCGGAACAACAAATACTTCCAAACAAAGATTTGATTGTTAAAGTCGTGGCTTGGCTAAAAGATGATTGCGAACGTCGCGAAATGAGCTTTTATCCGATAGGCGCTGATACCATCTTGCGGGCAGCCGGCCGGAAAAACTAGCACGCACCTATGAAGCAAACGCATAGGGCCGCTGGACGAAAAAACTAAGCAAAATCAACACGGCAAAAAGCATCGGAGGCAACGACGGCATTGCTGTCGTTGCTGCGTGCATTTGGCGGTAGCGATTGGCAGCTTTCAGCATCCTGATACAAATCGGATGCACATAAAAATGTCGCCCCTCACAGGTTACCTCACCGAAGCCGAACTCTCCACCGAGCTACTTGCCCGCACCGGCGTCGGCACCGTACGGACGTTGCGGAGTTGGCGCAGTCAGCGCATCGGACCGCCCTGGGCAAACCTCGGCATAACGATCGTCTACCCGGTCGACGGGTTCCAAGCCTGGTTGCGCGATCAGATTCAGCAGCCGGACCGCTCGCATCGAGCCGCCTAAACGCACCAAAGCCGCGCGTAGGTGGCGCGGCCTCGGCTTAGGCGATTGTGGTAACGGCTTCGACGCCCTCCCTTTAGCCTAAGCCTCGGCTCTCCGCAACTCGCGCGTTCTCCAATCTCTCAACAGGAGAATCGCCGTGCTCCCCACCATCCCGGACGGGTGGCTTCAGAACGATCCCTTTGCCGGCCTGCCGCGCAATCATTTCGGCGCGCTGCTCGCCGATCCGCCGTGGCGCTTTCAGCCGTGGTCTGACAAGGGAGCCGACCGCGCCGCCGGCAGCCATTACAACACAATGAAGATCGGAGACTTAGCGGCCCTCCCGGTCGAGGAGCTCGCCGCCGACCATTGCGTGCTGTTTGTCTGGTCGTGCTGGCCGACACTTGCCGATGCGTGGCGGCTGATCGAAGCTTGGGGGTTCACGTACAAGACTTGCGCCTTCTCGTGGATGAAGGCTGATCCGTACCGACTCTTTGCCGACGACAAGACGCCGTTTGCCGGGCTCGGCTACTGGACTCGAGTGAACACTGAACCATGTCTCCTCGCCACACGCGGCAAGCCCAAGCGGCTCAACGCCGATGTGCGCCAAGGCATCATCGAGCCCCGCCGCGAGCACAGCCGCAAGCCCGACTGCGTACACAAGCGAATCGAACGCCTCGTGGCCGGCCCCTATCTGGAACTGTTCGCGCGGCAGACGCGGCCGGGCTGGACGTGCTGGGGCAATGAAGTCGGCAAGTTCGACCGGCCTCGTGAGGAATCCCGCTGTGCGGGGCGCGCGCCATGAACGAGCGCCAGCGCCTCCCAAACCGGCGCGCCAGCGAGTCGTTCGGACTCGAATGCGCCGGCCTGCACTACGTCGCAACGATCTCGCGATTTGACGACGGTCGTGTCGGCGAAGTCTTCCTGACGAATCATAAAACCGGCAGCGACGCCGACACCGCGGCGCGCGACGCGGCCATCACCTGCAGCATCGCCCTCCAATTCGGTGCCGGCATCGAGACCATCCGCAAGGCGCTGTGCCGCGACTCCAACGGCACTGCCTCGGGCCCGCTCGGAGTCGCGCTCGACCTACTGGCGGGTGAGGCATGAGCACGCCCGCCAAGGCGCGCAAGGCATACGCGACGCGGCAGCTCGAGATCCTCGCCGAGCGCAGCCTCGAGCTCGCCGACCGCGTGGGTGCCGGCCAGCTTGGATTCATCGACGCGGTCGACCTGGCCTATGACGCGGCAGGCCGGGCCGACTTGCCGCGCGCGATCGAGAAGGCCGGCTTGATCGATAAGGGCAGCATCACCACTGGCGATGATGTTGTGCAGTCGGTCCTGGCCGCCGCGTTCGCAAACGCCAGGCGGCCGCTGTGACCGAGCTGCGGCCTTATCAGAACGACGCCGTCGCCGGAATCAATCGCGTCGTCGCTGACGGCAAGCGCCGCGTGCTGCTGGTGGCGCCGACCGGCTCCGGCAAGACGCTGATCTTCACCGCTCTGATCAAGCAATACCTCGCCGCCGGCTACCGCGTGGTTGTCATCGCCCATAGCCGCGAGATCATCACCCAGACATCGCTGAAGCTGTCGGCTCATGACATCGAGCACGGTATCATTCTGGCCGGCCTGGTGGCGCAGCTCGAGCATCCGGTGCAGGTGTGCTCGATCCAAACCCTGTGGGCGCGGGCGATGCGAACGGACAAAATGCCGTTGCCGCCGGCCGATCTGTTGATCGTCGACGAAGGGCATCACTGCCCGGCCGCCACCTACCGGAAGATCATCGAGAGTTATCCCAACGCCGTGCTGCTTGGCGCGACGGCCACGCCATGCCGCGGTGACGGCCGCGGGCTCGGCGGCATCTTCAACGTGATCGTCGAGACGCCGCAGGTCGCCGAGCTGATCGCACAGAAGCATCTGGTCCGCACCCGCGTCTATGCGCCCACCAATCCCGACCTGCAGGGTGTGAGAATTCAGGCCGGCGACTATGTCGAATCACAACTCGCCGAGCGCATGGACCGTGCGGACCTGGTGGGCGACATCGTCTCCCACTGGCACAAGCACGGCGAACGCCGGAAGACGGTCTGCTTCGCCGTCAACGTCGCGCATTCGCTGCACATCCGCGACGAGTTCATCAAGTCCGGCGTGCGCGCCGAGCACATCGACGGCAGCACACCGAAGCCCGATCGCGACGATGCGCTCGCCCGCCTGGCATCCGGCGACACGGAATTGGTGACTAATTGCCAGGTGCTCGGCGAAGGCTGGGATCTGCCGGCCGTGAGTTGCATCATCCTGGCGCGGCCGACGAAGCGCATGGGGCTGTACCGGCAGATGGTCGGCCGGGTGCTGCGGCCGGCGGACGGCAAGCTCAACGCCATCGTGCTCGATCATTCCGGCGCCGTGTTCCGCCACGGCTTCGTCGAAGATCACGTCGAATGGCAGCTCAATCCCGAGAAGCGCTCGGAAAGCCCGACCCACGCCAGCCGGCTTGCCGCGGGACACAGCTCGCGGCTGCTCGAATGTTCCCAGTGCAGCAGCATGCGTGTCGCCGGCGAGGCCTGCGGCCATTGCGGATTCCTGCCGAAGCGGCCGCCGCAAGCGATCGTATTCGCCGACGGTGATCTTGCCCTGGTCGATCGCAAGAACCGCACGGCGGAAGGAATATCCGATCCTGACGAACGCCTGCGCTGGCACGCCATGCTCGCGCGGATCGCCGCCGGGCGCGGCTATAAGCCCGGTTGGGCGGCCTACAAGTTCAAGGAGAAGTTCGGACACTGGCCGCCGTCGCGCTTCGTCGAGCCGATCGAGCCGACGCCGGAGGTGCTGAGCTGGGTCAGATCTCGCGACATCGCCTTCGCCAAGGCTAGGCAGAAAGCCGGCGTGGCATGAGCCGGCTGAAAGACGAAGACGGCCTGCCGAAAGATGAAATACTCCGGCGCCTGCGGCTCGGCGACCTGCGCAAGTACCTGCGGTCGCGCTACGGCCACACCCTGCCCGATGACGACCCTGGCCGGGACGATCTGTATGAGCTGCTGTTGCCCATTTCGCTCGGGCCGGAAGCTGCCACGCTCAAGATGGCCAACGCCGTCAAGCTATGGGCGCGGTGGATGAGCGGCGACGAGGCCGAACAGCTCATCGACCGGATCATACGCACGCCAATCTATCTGCGGAAGCCAACCGGGCGCGAGCTGGGCCTAAGGCTTCGCGTCACCAACCAGGAGCGCGAGCTGTGGAAGCTGTGGACCATCGCCCCGTACGACATGACCGATAAACAGATGCAGGAGCACCGCAAAGCCAAGGAACGCGCCAGGAAGCAACGGCGCCGGCAGCGGCAGCCCCGCGCAGCCTATCTCGCCAGCTCGCTCAGCCGGACCAAACCATGGGAGATCAAGGGCGAGAGCCGTAGCACTTGGGAACGGAAGCGCCGCAAAGCGCGTGACGCAAGTGTGTCCGCGATAAGACTGTCTGCTGCTCCGGACACACTTGCGTCACCCGAGAAACCGAACCGCCGCAAGCGGCTGTCCGAGCCCCGGAGGCTCCATTAGGCAGAGTGAAAACCCCTGGACTGCGGAAGCGTCGAGACCGAGACCGACAGCACGGAGACAGCACTAGATTAGATTAGTACTGACTGTTGGCCCGCTCGCGAGCTCTCCGGACACACTTGCGTCATGACCCGCGAGCTCTCCGGTCGGACCTGTCTCATCTCAAGCTCACACCCCCGTTTTAGACAGTCTAGCGCCGCCGCTCCGATGCTGGGATGCCGCTCAATCGGCCAGGAAAGGCTGCTGGTGCGTTTAATCTTGCCGACATGGTGGCAACGCCGGCCGGAAGCCGCTCTCTACGGCCATGCAAACGGATTTGCCCACAGTTCATGTATGCATCAAAAGAGCCTGACAGCCCGGCATTTCACGGCAGCGAGACAAGGCGTGTCAGTGCTTAGTCAGCCCCGCGCTAGCTGGAATCCAGCGAATGATCGTCAGCGCTGGTCCGATTCCATGCCGGCTTGCCTCAGGCCGGTCTGACCACCTTTGCCGGCCGACCGGGGGTACCCGGAATTTTGCCACCGCTCGTGATTGCGAGCTGTCCGCCCTGTGCGGCGACGCGGCGGCAAAAGTAGTGCGTTGCGCAAAATGTACCGCTTGTGGAACACCGTGGCGCATGGATGACACACAGCTTGACGCTGGATTCCGGTTGCGCCTGCCGCAGCAATTGAAAGATCGGCTGCAAGAAGCTGCCGCGGCTGGTGGCAACCGATCCGTCGGCAGCCTGGCGCGCGAGCTGATCGCGAGGGGGCTCGAGCCGCTCACGGCCGGGGAGCGGGCGGTCTGGGGCGACCAGGCGCGGCGTGATCCTGCTACCGGGCGGGTTTTTGAAAATGCTTCCGGTTCTCATTCCGAGGAAATCCAGGCGAAGTTGTTTGCGGCGGAAGAGCGGCTTGGGCGCGCGCTGAGCGGTGTGGAAGTGGCGCGCATCCTTGCCGGCGACAGCTTGGAAAATTCTGTTGCGGATGCGGCGGCGAGCCTCGAGGAACTCAAATGATCAACGATCAAACGACGGCCCTGCCGGATGACCAGCACCTGACGGCGCTGATCGGCCTCGTTCGCAGCCTGACGGATTTGATGTCGGACCCGGCTGCTACCAAAAAGAGAATCGACCAACTTTCCGCCGCACATGCGGACGCGAAGGCCGCGATTGCCAAGGCTGCCGTCGATCGGGAAGCTGCCGACAAGCGCGTGGCCGATGCTGAAGCCGAGGTTGTGGCGGCACGCGAGCGGCATGGCTTGGAACGCGACCAGCATCATGCCCGCATCGCCGAGGAGCGGAAAGACATCGAGGAGCTAGGGCGCGCGGCCGATGCAGACCGGAAAGCCGCTGCGGCCGATCGGACCCAAGCCGCGAAGATTCGAGAGACAATCGAGCGCAAGCTCAAAAGCTTGGCTGAAACCGTCTAACCCGGAGCAACACAAATGGTTTCGAAGACTCTTGAGGAACAAGCGCACATATCCGCCGATGAGCTCGCCGCCTGGAAGGAATGCGAGATCGCGGCAGTGTATGGCCAGGACTGGCGATCTCGCGCCAGGAAGGGGTCAGACGGCAGGCTGATTCCGGTCGAGAACGGTATCGGTGCCCGCGGCAACCCAAACAACGAGCGGCACTATCTCGCCCTGCGCCGCGCCGAGGGCCCTCAGTCAGAAAAGCTCGCCCGTGAGCGAGACGCGGCGCCGCGGTAGATGAGCGGATACAGCCGCGACTTTTTGGGCGCAGTGGCGCGGCTTCGTCAGCTTGACGGGCCGCGCCAGTTGATGGCGTTGCATTGTAGCTTGTTCTGGACAGCGACCGAATTTCTCGAGGAGCTCAATAAAACTTTCCCGGACGGCCCGGCGCCGCCCCCGATGGAGCTGAGACACTGAGATGAGCGGGCACAGTACCTATGAGTCGTCCGTTTCGTCGGCCGAAGCTAACGCGGGAAGCGTTGCGCACGGACAACACCGGCGATTCAGTGGGTAAAAATTGATGGCAAATCCCAGCGCAGCCGCACAGTCGCTCGGTTTTCCTGGCAGCACATCGTCGCTTTATGGCGGCGGTTCTATCGCTGATCAGCTCAATAACGAGACCGAGGAGGAAAAGCGTCGTCGCCTTGCAGCGATGGCACAATCTCAGCGACCCGGAAATCTGGGCCAGGGCTACGGCGGCGCCATATCGGCGGCCGGTAGCGCACTAGGGTTAGGATAGATAAATGACAGCAGTTTCCTTCAGCATGTCCCGCGGCGTATCGGGCACAAAGATGAGTGACGTTACTGTTGGCACATCGGCGCCGGGCTCGGGCGATGTCGAATTCCGGTTCAACACAACCGACACGAACGGCAAGAACATGAACGACGAAGACCTTGTCATTGCGCTCGACGCGTTCCGGCGTTGGGTTCTGACAAACGGGCCGACATCCATCGCGATTACGCAGTCGCCGTCGGGGCCGCCGTCATAAAAGGAATCAGCTCCCTGAGAAGGTATGGAAAAGCTCTCACAGGGACGGGGCTGCTAGGTGCTGACGGCTAGAACTCATGTGCCATGGGGAAGGCCGGCGCGGCTAGCAAGCCCCACAAAAACTAGCTTTCTGAGAGACGACACCCTCCTCAGGAAGTGGGGCTGTCGGGATCCATCCAAACCAATGGCGGTCCGGACATCTCGGCAGCCCCTTCACTTAATCGAATAGAGGACCGTCCACATGGCTTTCGGTCCGACCACATTCTCCGGCCTGTCGACGGCAGTCAGCGACATCGGCGCCGGTATCAGCGCGGAAGGTGCGGCGACCAGCGACATGTTTGCGGCCGAGGCCGAGCAGTACAAAATCGAAGGAACTCAATTCGAGAAGGCGAGCTATCGGGAAGCAGCCGCTCTCGCCGGGCAGAACGAGCAGTTCACGGCGATATCGACCCGCATCAAGGCCGCGCAGCAGCAGCGTGAGTTGTCCATGTCGCTCGGCACCACGCAGGCGAACGTCGCCGGTGCCGGCCTGGCGGAAAGCGGCAGCGCACTCGACGTTTTGCGCGAGAGTGCATCGCAGGGTGCGTTGACGCGAGCCGTGATCAAGAGCCAGGGATTGATCACCGAGGCCGGCTATAACGAACAGCAGCAGAGTTATTTGAACATGGTCCAGGCGCTAACGCTGCAATCCAGGGCGATACTGTCGCGCGGGAAGCCGACCTTGCGGCGGCGGGCACGGCAAACAAGGCGGCCACCCTTGACTTCGTCGGTGCCGGCATTGCCGGCGCGGCATCGCTGGCCAGCCTGGCGCCGACGCCAACCTGAGGCAATTCCGAAGCGCTGCAAATTCACGAACTGTGAAGTCCGGAAGTAACAGTTCTCGGACTGTTCGCTGCCGATCGGGGATTTGCGGTGCCGCGCTGCGAATTCACGGACAGCCGGGAATTCATGAACTGTGAAGATCCAGAAGTGCGGTTCATGTACTGTTCGCTGGTCTTCACGAACCGTGAAGACACGGAAGAGGTATGGTTCACGGGCTGTTCGCCGACATTCATGGCCGATCCCGGCGACTAGCCGATCTGACCATCATGGGAGGCCGGTGCTGCCCTGCTCGCCCGGCGCTCTGACATGCGCTAAGCTAGGGATGCTTTGCGCACGGGAAGTGCTCCCCGTTGCACAGAGCTGCTACGTCGTGTGACTGGGCCCCGCCATCGCCGCGCGGGGCCTTTTTCGTGCGTGCGGCCCGCCGCCGGGCCACTGCCCCGTGTCTTTCCGTGTCGGTTCAGGCGCTCGAGGTGGTCTCGATTGTCGGATCATTTTTCCATGGTAGAAACGCCCATACTATTTCAGTGCGCGCTTGTATCATGCGCCCCGGCATTCTCGCTACAAGTCCCATCGCGACAAGAGCATTGACATCGCGGCTGAGTGTCTTGTCCGTTTTGAGGGCATATTCTTTTGTCAGCCGCGAACTGAGCTTGGTAAGCTGGCCGAACTTGCAACCGTCCCCATCGACAGGCAAATGCAGCACGAGCTCTCGCCGCCGAGAATCGCTTTGACTCTTTTTGCCTCTAAATTGTTGATGAACATAATTCTCCCATGTGACCACCAAATGCTCCTGGCGGATTATTTTTATTTGCTCCACTAGTCCGTCAACAAAGCCCTCTAATGCGTAGCGTGCAAAACTAGAGGTGTCTCCGTTGGTTTTGCTGATTTTATCGAGCTCAGAATAGTATCGAGATCGCGTCTTGTTGTAGTGATTGCTAAGGAGGTGTCCGGTCGGTTGAGCAAACCCGCTCAGGAGCAAAATGTAAAATTCCAAAATTCGAGCGGTACGACCGTTACCATCTCCGAACGGGTGAATCAGCGCCATATAAATATGAGCAAATAGGGCTTTGAGAATAGCGTAGTGGTGTTCCAAGCCTGTTGGGCCAGCTTCGCGCTGAAGGTTATCGCACATCGTCTCGACGAGGTAGGCGCAGTCCTCAGGTGGAGCACCACGATATACATTTCCAACAACAACCGAATGATGACGAATCTCGCCTGCTTTGACATCATCTTCTAGTTCGAGATTTTTCAGCACTCGTGCGTTAAGCTCACAACAGAAGTCGAGGGTGATGGGCTTGGCGCCATTTGTGGCGAGATCCTTCGTCAGCCAGTTGCAGGTGTCGATAATATTCTGAACTTCTTGCTGCAAATAGTGCTGCGATGGAGGCAACTTCAACTTTCCTTCAATCTGGCACGGTTTCCCATGAGGTGACCGATGGCGATAAAAACCGAGCAAATCCTAGTCCGCGTAGCGCCGGAGCTGCGGCACGAGATCGAGCTTGCTGCCGCGGATGAGCGGCGTTCCCTTTCCGACACGATCCGCAATGTCCTGCGGGCCTGGGCGGTCAGGCGTCTGGCCAAACGCGAGTGTGAGAAGGCCGCATAAGGAGGTGCCGATAATGAAATCGCCGCTCCCTGTTGTCGACCCCCGTGCCGCCCTTGAGAAGGCCGTTGGTGAGCGTTCTGCGGTCGAGCTCAAGGTTGCCGATCTCGGCTGGAAACGGCAGCAGGCGCTTGTGGAGGCCGACGACCTTGCCTCCATCGAGAAGTTTGACGCCGAGATCGCTCGCCACAAGCGAACCCTTGGAATATTGAACGATAGGATCGAGGCCCTCAAGGGCGAGATTCGCCGGCTTGAGATAGAGCAGCTCGAGCGAGAACGTGAGCAGGCTCTGGTCGCCTTACAGGAGGAGTTTGACAAGAGCGCGGCGGCCGCGAAGCGGCTCGAGAAGGCCGTCGAGGAGCTAGGTAATTCTATGTTTGATTGCCTGGAGGCGAGGGAGAGGGCGCTGCTCGCCTGGCCGGAGAATCTGCCGAAGCTCGACTTCCAGACCACTCATCGGTCACGCCTGATGACCGAGCTTGGTTATGCGCTCTATTTCTGCGGGCGCCCAACGGCCATGAGTGGTACTCGTCTGCCGATGCCCTCGTCTGCCGGCCTGGGAGTTCAAGGAATCGAGGTTTGCGGCGTGGCTGCTTGCGTAGAAAGCGAAAATGCGGCGTTGATTGACGCCCTGAAGACGATGCCGCTTGTGGAATCAAAGAATCGAGAGGCGGCATGATGTCCGACACTCCTGCGCCCGGCACCAGCCAAGTCGTGAATGCTGACGCCGCGACTCCGCAACTAGAGATCACGCCGGAAGCGAGAACGGCCGCATATGGAGTCATAGCGCGGCTTCGCAGTGACGAAAAATTCCGTATGGATTTTCTGCGCCAAGATCCTGAGACGAAGGCCACCGTTGAAGCGGCGCACAGGGCTATCCATACGCAAACCGTGACCGTTAGAGGCCGACCCGCCGAGGAAGTGGCGACCATGGTCGGATCGGTTCTCAAACACGCAGAACTGAATCCCGCCATCGTTAAGCAGATCTACGAAGGGACCGAAATCAGTCAGCAGGAATACGATTTTGCGCGCGCCCGTAAGCAACAAATGTTCAGCGACCGCGGCTGGTGTGCCCGCTACATCGATGGCGACCGCGCGTGTCGCAGCGAGCTTTTGGCCGTTAATATTTTGCTTACTTCGAAGGTCGCTGCAAAGCCGAAATGACCCCGCTCCGATCGTTTCTCAAGGAGATGAAAGAGGCGCCCAAAGTTAAACAGGCGCTCGCCAGCGGCATCCCAATTGATGGCAAGCCAGTTTCACAGCACCTGCTCGACGTGGAAGCGCTCTTCGACGAGCTAGAGCGCAACAGCAGTGCCGTAGCAGTCGCTGTGCACGATGAGCTAGTCGCGATTGTGACCGCGGACGCGCCGCTGAAAGAGCGCGTGCAGGCCTGGTTTACCTGTCTCCTGGCGCACGCGAGGCTGCAATGACCGAGCACGACGGCGGCGCGCTGGGGCTGATCTGGCCGCCCAAGGACGAGCCGGAGGTTCGTCGTGCCAACGCCCGCAGCTATGTTATGGCCACAAACGAGATGATCAGCGGAACGTATGACACCGCGGACCTTTCGCACGATCGGGCGCAATCGGCGGGCATCTATGTGATTCTTGAGGTAGCGCGGAATGCGTACGACGCGCACGGCATTGTGCCCGAGGCGGAGAACGGCACAAACAGGCGGTCCTGGCTGGGCGCCGGCGTTTCGTCTGGATGTACAACGAAACCGGCGCCGCGGATGAGCTGTGTGTGTGTGGCGGGATGAAGTGCGTGAAAATCCTTGACACTGTGACCGGCCGGATGGTCCCCGATCCGAATTGGTGCGGCTGAATGGCTCGCGGTGCAGAGAAGAAACCGGAATACGGCCCGGCGATGTTGGCGTTGACGCCGCTCCGCCGCCGGTTTGTTGAGGCGTTACTAACAGGTCCGCCGGGTCACGGCGCTTTGACGCGCGCGGCGATTGCGGCTGGTGCAAGCGCGCGCAATAAAAACCGGCACACGGTCACCAAGAACGCGCACATATTGAGCCGCGATCCAAAAGTAATTTTGGCTCTGCAGGAGGAGGGCCGAAAGATTGTCCGCGGGTCTGGCTACATTGCGGCAGTTAATGCGACGATGGCTCTCGTACATGATCCGACGCACCGCGAGCACGGGCGCGCTTTATCTATAATTTTTGATCGAGTCGATCCCTTGCAAACGCATCATCTCGTCGATGTGCAGCATCACGTCGTGGTCGACCACGATGCCGAAATGCTGGCGCAGTATCGAGCCTGTAAGGCAATCGGCGCCTCGCGGGATAAGCTGGAAAGCTTATTCGGCTATTCCGGCCTGATGCGGTTGGAGCAGCGCGACCTTGCGGAGCAAGAGCGGAACGGAGCGGCGCCGAAGCTGATCGAGGCAATCGTCATCAAGGAATCCGTGGTCAAGGAATCCGTGGTCAAGGAATCCGTCGATGGCTGACGACGCCGAGACTGCCAAGCTGGCCGCCGCGGCGGTTGCTGCGAAAGAGGGGCGACGTAAGTACCGTCAGCTCGACTATTTCAAACCTTACCCGAAGCAACGAACATTTCTCGACGCTGGTGCGACCTACCGCGAGCGGCTGCTGCTGGCCGGTAATCAGACTGGCAAGAGTGTAACCGCGGCGTTCGAGATGGCATGTCATGCGACCGGCCAATATCCAGTTTGGTGGCAAGGCAAGCGCTTCGACCAACCCGTTACGGCATGGTGTTGCGGCGAGTCCGCGCTCGTGGTGATGACGGTGTGCCAGCAGAAGCTATGCGGGACTGCCGGCGTCGAATCGGCGTGGGGCACCGGCCTGATCCCGAAGGACTGTTTGCTTGACCGAACATTAGGCCACGGCGTCACCGACGGCATTGAGGTGTTGCAGGTCAGGCACGTCAGCGGCGGTGTCTCCACTGTGACGTTCAAGTCGTACGAGCAGGGCCGCACCAAGTTTCAGGGCGCGACGCTCGATGCAATTTGGTTCGACGAGGAGCCGCCGTTCGACGTGTACATCGAGTGTTTGACCAGAACGATGACGACCGGCGGTGTGGTGTTGACGACCTACACCGGCATCAAGGGCGGGACCGATGTCAGTGATCGATTCCTGCGGGAGGAAGCCGCGGATCGCATCACGATCAATATGAGCATCGACGAGGCGGAGCACTTCAGCCCGCAGCAACGGACGGCTTTGATCGCGTCCTGGCCGGCGTACATGCGGGAGTGCAGGTCAACCGGCCAGCCGATGGCGGGCGAGGGCCGAGTCTTCACCACCCCGGAAGCGAGCATTGTCGAACCGCGCTTGCAGGAGCGGGAGATTCCGCTCTGGTGGCGAAAGATATGGGGCATTGATATCGGCATCCGGCATCCGTTCGCGGCCGTACTATTGCTGTGGGATCGGGAAGCCGATGTGATCCACGTTCACCGCACGATTCGCATGAGCGACCAAACGCCGGTCATGCACGCCGCAGCCATGAAGGCGATCGCCATCAATGTCCCGGTCGCCTGGCCGAAAGACGCCGGCGATCGCGACCGTGGCACCGGCATCCCGGTCCGCGAGCTTTACAAGGCACAGGGGTTGAAGATGCTGGCCGAGCCGGCGTCACACCCTGCCAGCTACGGGGGGCATTCGATGTCGACCGAGGCCGGCATCATGGACTGGGATCAGCGGGAGCAGCTCGGCCAGCTGAAGGTCGCGTCCGATCTGCACGAATGGATCGAGGAGCGGCGCAACTATCACACCAAGGACGGCCTGATCGTGAAGGTTCGAGACGACTTGATGTCGGCGACTCGCATCGGGTTGATGATGCGCCGCTTTGCGAAGGCGGTCCCGCTCGGCTCCACGCTGGATGCACAGCGGACCGACCCGAGCCAACGGTTCGCCCGCGGCTCGCCGAACCATCCCGATGGAGCGTTCGATGTGTTCACTGGTCGGTAGCGAGCCCGTAGGAAGGCCGCCGGTGCATTATTCCGGGGTGGCCGCTACCCCAGCGCCCCCCACTTCGTCGGCCTTGGCCCGGCGCGCCGCGGCGCCCATGCGACCAATCCTCGAATAAAAGTCTGGCGTGAACGTGATACTGCCCCCACGCTGATTAAAACGCTTTGTGGCCTTCCGCGGGGTGAGCCGGTGTCGCAGCGACGCCATCCCGACCAGATCTTCCGCCAGAATTAGCTGCATGCCGAGCGCTTGAATCAGCACAAACAGCACCATAGGCCCGGCGCGGCGTATCGGGGGGTCGCACAACAATTTGCTTGTGTATCCCGACTGAAGCCCCGACACCGCGTCAACCGTCTCGTGAGTTATTCCCAGCTCGTCGACGCGGGCGCGAATGGCTCGCAGAAACGAGCTGTAATCGGCGACGGCTGCGATGACCCGCGGCGGATCAGCCATGGCAGTCTGTTTAACGGCGCCGGAATGGCTGGTCAAATTCGCTGACGAAACACTGACAAGGAGAATCTAGACCGGCGACTACCATTTCTAAAGCGTTGGAAATATTGACTATAAATTGCATTGGCTGACACGGATGAGATGATCGCCAAGCAGACCATGTCCGGGCAGGAGGAGTTGATCGGCCGCGACGTGATCCTGGTTCATCGCCTGCTGAAAAATAACGTCGAGGCGAAGCTCG